AGAGACCTTACATCGTTGCCACGTTAAATGGTTTCATTCACGAAGCGTTCAACTGCAAAGGGAGAGCCAAATGGAATCCTCACGATATGTGGGATGAGCATACGGGTGTAACAATCGCTCTGACAAAACTGCGTGTCGCTCTTAATGAGAAGACAAGAAAGTTCTTCACTAAGATGGTATGGATTCCTAAGGTGGGCGAAACGTATTACGTTCCGTTCATCAAGAAACTTGACAACAACTTCTTTGGTTTCCCGTCTGCACAAGCAGTAGTATGGACTGGTAATGAGTTGGATTTAATCAGACTGTCTCTGGGTAATGTGTATCGCACGAAACGTGAAGCACGTAAAGCGATTCGCAGAAACATCTTAAGAGGACAGAGTATGGTAAAGGAGTTTAAGAATAATGCCTAACATAGAACATCTCTCTCCGTCTACCGTACAGAGTTACCGCACATGCGGCAGACAAGTCTACTACAACAAAATACTTGGCGTGGAAAATCCCGCCAAGTATGCCATGACCTCTTACGGGTCGGCAATGCATAAGGCAATTGAGAGACTGTACAAAGAGAACTTGTCTAAGAAAGATTTCACATTAGCGTTCGCAGAAGAGTGGAATAACTTAAGTGGTGATGTGAACCAGTGGAAAATGGATACGGCAGGGACTCTGTTAGAACAGGGCATCATCGCATGTAAAGACTTCTACGATAACATCTACGGGAAATACAAAGTCAAAGACGTAGAGCAGAAGTTTAACGTAGACCGTGGTAGTGGTTCTCTTCCAATCCTCTGCTTTGCTGATGCCATTACGGAAGACGGTTTGATTATCGACTACAAGTTTGGTCGTGGTCTTACGGGAACGGCAGACAGTAACTCTTATGCATGTAATATGGCAACGTATGCGTGGGCGTATGAACAGGAGACTGGTAAGTTACCAGAAAAAATCGTGTTCATTAAAGAGAAATGGAAGAAGCATAAAGACAAGGACACTGGCAAGATGGTCTTTGAGCATGACTGCTTCGTGATAGACGAAAAGCCAGTAACTCAGAGTAGCGTAGACTTTTACAAACAAGTTTACGAAAACGTGGAAATCGGCATACAGGCGGGTGTGTGGTTGCCCGCACCAGACGATTCTTTCTTCTGTAAATCATGTGGATATCGTATTAAAGGACTGTGTGACAAGGAGGTTTAAATGAGACACAATACTATCACATTAAAGAAACGCAAAAAATATCGCACCAGTAATATCGTTCCTCTGGACATGGTAACCCCAAGGGATGCCAATGAAATTTCAGAATACTTGTCTCAATACCTTAACGGAATTACTCCCAGACTTGTTCTTCGGTTATTAAGTGCAGGGGTGATTTCGCCAAGTCAGTTCAGTAAGAAGATGTCCTGTTACCTGTTTGCAAGCGACTACGTAGAAGAGTTGCAGATGCGGGAAGATGAAAAGAAGAAGCGTCTTAAGGAGTTAGAGAAGAAACACGGGAGGTTCTAATGAAGGAGTGGTTAGAAGAAGTTAACAATGGAATTCGTGAAGCGTTACCCATTATGATGGTCGTTACATGGTTACTTGCCGTAGCACTTCTCCTTCGTGGTTTATACACGGGGGCGATACGATGAAAGTTTATGAAATAGCAAACCTTCTTTATTCTGCGGAAGATAAGATGCTTGGCGAAATGTTTTTCGTCTCTAAAATGAAGATGCGAAGGAAGTTTAATCGTAATCACAAAGAGCCAAAGGGCAACGCAAAAGATGGCAACTACTGTCCGAAGGAGAAATTCGGTCAGTCGTGGGCATATACAAAGGACATCACTAAAGATGTCACTGAAAATGTCACTAATGAAATTGTGGAGGTAGAGGCATGAACAAAAGAAAACAAAAGAAAGTGGAACGGAAGTTACAAGAGATGAACACGAAAAGGGATGCGTTGTGGAGAGAACTGGATAGTTTGCGAAACTCACTCGGCAACGCCGAAAGTCAAGTTATGGTGATAAAGTCCCGTATCAAAAAGGTTAATAAAGAGATTGACAAGATTTGTGACGAGATGAATAAGTATCATGTGCTTGGCGAATGTGCCAGACCTATTTACTAAGGAGGAAAGAGAATGAACGAACCGATTATTAGTCCGTGGTTGTTCTACGGATTATCATTATTAGATGGCATTATGATGTTGTTTCTTATGGTGTCTTTGGTCTCTTTTGCGGGCATATTTGTACTCTATAACGAATATGGAGAGGACAAGTTTAAAAACTCAAAGAAAGCAGGAATTATTTTTGTCATAAGTTTTCTCTTGTTTATTTTCATTCCCAGTCAAAGAACTGTAGAAAAAATGCTTATCGCACACTACTGTACTCCTGCAACAGTACAACAAATTGGAGACAAATTAGAAATGTCTACGGTAAGAATGATTGAAAAAATAATGAATCATAAAAGGGAGAATAAAGAATGAGACACTTAGCGACGCTACGGCGTATCAAAGAGTTAAGACCGATTCCCAACGCAGACCGTATTGAGGTTGCATTGATTGATGGATGGGAAGTTGTAGTAAACAAGTCTGACGGGTTCAAGGTCGGGGATATGGTAGTGTATGTGGAGATTGATTCTATCCTGCCAGACAGACCAGAGTTTGAATTTATGCGGAAATACAAGTTCCGTGTGAAGACTATCAAACTCCGTGGACAAGTTTCCCAAGGATTGGTTCTTCCCGCAAGCATACTCGCTAACTACAACTACGACTGGTTGGTGGCAAGCGAACACGATGACGTTACCGATATTATTGGCATTACGAAGTATGACCCAGAGGCAGTCAAAGAAAAAGTCTGGTGGCAGAAGTTAGCGGCACAGACCAAGGTCGTGTTCCCGTGGTGGTTGAAACCGTTTAAGCGTATCAAGTTTATTCGTGAGTGGTGGATTAACAAACATAAGGCAGTGGATAGTTTCCCGCCATTCATTAAGAAGACGGATGAGGAACGCATCCAGAACATGCCAATCCTCTTCGACGAATTACGCAAGGGTTACGTTTCTCTCTCTGTTACGGAGAAGATGGACGGTACGTCCGCTACGTACTTCTTAAAGGACGGTAAGTTTGGCGTGTGCAGTCGCAACAAGTGGTTGTTAAAGGAAGATGACTCTCCTTATTGGCAAGTGGCAAACAAGTATCAGATAGAGGAAACTCTGCGTACTATTGCCTTTGAGAGTGGTTGCAAACTCTGCGTATTACAGGGTGAAATCATTGGGCAGTCTATCCAGAAGAACAAGTATCACTTAAGCGGATTCATGTTCATGCCATTTAACTTGGTGTTCGATGGTAAACGTTTGAATTATCACGATATGAAAGAGTGGTTATCCACCACAATGCTGAATTGCGTACCAGAGTTAGATAATGACTTTATCGTTCCCCCGCAATGGGAGATTGCAGACATTGTTGAGTACGCTAAAGGAACAAGTCTGTATCGTGACGGCAAAGAACCACGTGAAGGTATCGTGTGTCGTAACGAAGAAAAACATATCTCGTTCAAGGTTATCAATCCAGATTTCTTGTTAAAGGAGGATGCGTAATGGAAGATAATGTAAATCATCCCGCACATTACAACCAAGGTGGTGTCGAATGCATTGACGCAATCAAGGCGGCTACCGTAAATAAGTCTTCTCTTGAAGCAGTATGTGTCGCCAACGTAATTAAGTATCTGTGGCGGTACGAAGAGAAAGGCGGTCTTGAGGATATCGAAAAGGCAGGGTGGTATCTGGGCAGACTGCACAAAGAAGTAGCAGACAAGTCTAATGTGTATCAGTTGGTAGGCACGAAAGATGGCGTAGCGTTACAGAGTCCGTGGCACACATTGTTAGTCCCCAAACAGGGAGACATGTTTAATCCCAATGACGTAGCAAGAGAACATCTGTTGCAAACATTGTTACATGGTGGTGGCTTCTGCCCGTGTCAACCTCAGAAAGGAAGAGACACAATGTGTCCGTGCGTAAACTATCGCACGAATGGGAAGTGCATCTGTGGTCTGTTTGTAAAAGTTCCTCAAATGGTGGTGAAGAATAGTGGGGAGAATGAAGTCATCGGAAATGAGTCCGATACAACGCAGGGGAAGGAACTCCAAGAAAAGAGGTTACACGACGGAGAAACAACTGGAGAAGTTCCTACTGAATAATGGCATCCCTGCCGAAAGGTCTCCTATGTCTGGAGCATTACGAGACAACCATGACGATAGGCGTGGTGATGTGAACATTCAGTTAGGAGACAAACTTGTCCGTGTAGAGGTTAAATCACGACAGAAACTTCCTGCTTACGTAGTAGGCATGAGGCACGGGAAACCGTGGGTTGTAAAAGAGATTGAACATCTCTGTTATCTTCTTACGGAAGAGGAGTTTCTGACTATGTGTATAGACGGGTCTCTCCCGTTACACACACCACGTATCAGTTCTGCAAGATGCAAACAATTGGAGAACTGGTTTAAGCAAGACGATGCTGATATCGTCGCAATGAAAGAGTATGGCAAAAAGCATTTTTACTTTGCAGTAAAGCATAAGATTGTTAATAAAATGAGAGGTAGGTATAAATGATAATTATTACTGAAAAACCAATGAGAAGCGTAGAAGTAAACGGATGGTACATTGATGAGTATACGGACAAGTCCAACAAAAAGATTTACAAGGTCGTTGGTATCGTAACTCCTAAGCGTCGTGGTCGCATCGTGACCCGTGATACTTCCGTCGTTAAAGATGTGTACATGGACGAAGAGACTGTGACGATTTATCGTAGCGAGAACAGAAACAACGTCCTCTCCTGCAAGCGTATCATGGACTTGATGGCATCCAGAGGCAGTCAAGTATTTGCTCTGGACATGTTCTATGATTGGTTGTCTCATCAACCTACGGATGCAGAAGAGGTGAATGCTAATGAAGATTGATTTTTCCTACGGTAAAGAGTTTGATGAGTTCTTTGAATCATTAAAGGGTGTCCGTGATTACAAAGACTTTGCCACGTTAGATGGAATCGGCAAGCAGACCGATATGGTGGAGTTCTCTAAGAAGTTCTTCGGTAAGAAAGAACAGGCTACGGCAGATGTGTCCGTAGACTCTAATGCCAACGTGGATGACGTAAGCGTAATCGCATACGAAGCAGAAGTTCCCAAACCTCTGTTTCGTATTAACGCCTACTATCTGTTATGGAAGTACGGTAAGAAACTGTTTAGTAAAGACAGGGCAGAGAAACTGTGTAAGGCACAGTTCTTTAAAGACTTGTATATCAACGACTTCCATAAGTTTGCAGTTGTTCCGTATTGCTTTAACTTCTCTTGCTTGGACGTAGTGTTCAGTGGCTTGCCTTTTGTCAACAAGATTAAGTCTGAACCTCCTAAGCATCTGAATTCTTACGTGAACCAGATGATTCAATTCGTAACCTACGCAAGTAATAGCG